GAAAGAAAAACGATGAATAACACCGACTGCCCAGGGGAGAACGTGATACGGCACAACCTAGTTTGGCTGTGCTGTGATGCAAGGCGAGATACCTGTGAGAACGTCAACATCATATATATCAACGGTGGGAACCTGGAAATGCACATTTGCCAGAATCCGCATCCGGTTAAGGGGAAAGGTTGAAAATATCACCCGTAAACACAATCTCAATTACTCTAAAGCCGTTAAAGGGACTCTGTAAGCAACCCGCAATGTGGGCTGATGGGCTAGGCGAACATTGCAACGAGAGCGTACCGATAATTTATTTTCAGAAACCGAAATGGATCAGCGAAGAATCATTTTTGAATATTGTTGGTAGGATAAACTTGGATATGCCCGCTGGATTTATCATCAAAGGAAATAAATCTTGACAGCAGCCGCCCGAAAATAGGAAGCGGCGGGAGTCGAACCCGCAACCTAGTTAGTAATTTCAGCCACTTACAAGGTGGCTGCACAACAGCTGCACAACTTATAGCACCACCGGAGGAGGGATAATGGAAGATAAACTTGATAAGCTGATAGAATACCATCAAGGGCAATATACACGCTTCAGGTATATTGAACAGAATGAGCAAGCCGCATGGCACTCAGGTGCAGTTATGGGATTTTCAACCGCTAAAGATATGCTCAGGACACCAGAAGATGTTGGTCCCTGTGACCATGAATGGGAACCTTGCAACGCTGTCAAGTGCGAGAATTGCGGGCTAATCGTTGAAGATTAACCCGCACCACCGGAGGAGGGATGATGAAACTTAAACCATGCCCGTTTTGCGGGTCAACAGCGTTCATTGAGGAAACAGACCCAGAATTTAAGGACTTGTTCCCATACCGGATAATGTGCGGTAACGATGACTGTCCTGGTGATCATCAGTGGTCTGAATCAGAAGAAGCCGCAATCAAAGCCTGGAACACCCGCACACCGGAGGAGGGATGATGCTATCACAACTACATTGGCAATGGATAGAAAAAGGTAAAACAATAAAAACTGAACTGAAAGCCATGCGAGATATCGGGTCCAACGATGAAATGCGGGAGTTTATCGCAGATGCTAATCGTGATTGGCCGTTGCCAGAAAATGCAATATGGCTTGTTGTTCATGAGCGTTCTCAATATTTCGTGCAGATACCCGACACCAAGGAGGAGGATGATAATTGATGCTATCGAAACACATCTGGATTGGGCGTGTGAGCACAATAACGGGAAACTTGTTGCGGATAGTTTGGCTGACACACTATTGCAAATATTTGACCAGGAGGAGAAATGACTGAGCTTAAAAACTGCCCGTTCTGCGGTTCAAACAATCTGCACTTAACCCACAACGGAATGCAAAATTGGGTCATTGGATGTGGAGTATGCCAAGTCGAGATGGAAAATTTTGTAGATAGAGAGCAGGCCATCAAAGCCTGGAACACCCGCACACCACCAGTGCCATGCGCTATTTGCAACAGACCAGAGCAAGATCATTCTCCGGTTGATTCATGTTGTAAAGGTTTTGCTAAGGATCTAGCAGATAACCAGAACAGCAGCGGCTGATATGAGAACCGGAAGTTTCATTTTACTTCCTCACCTCTGTCTTTTAACTCAGGGATATAGGTACTTTTCTCGATCCCCTGCCTACCAAAGATAACCGCCAGCGCACCGAACACCGAAGCGATCAGCGCCGGGAGTCCAATCTCGCCTGTGACATAACCGCCGGCTGCCGCCGCCAATGCTGCCACGGCTGTCCAGAAAGTCTTTTGCTGATACCACGGAATAATCCTATCCATCAATCTCCTCCTCATGCGGGAAAATAGCATCGCATACAGCATCTATAACGGATGATATGACCGGCTCCAGCTTGGCCCATGTCTCAGCCTGCCCACCTGACGAAATGCCCAGCACGACCCCGAATATGCCCTCCACAGCCGTCATTACAAACTGCTTTTTGTCTGCACCTGAATCCGGCACATCGTCAAACAACTTCTCCACAATCCCGACCATTTTGATTACGAACGGGATTAATCGTATTGCCATCGTTACCCACGCCATTATGCCTTCCTCCCAAATATACGTTTAAACCATTTCGCCAGTGTTGAAATCTTTACAGACACCTCATACCTGACATGCCCCTGCCGCCGGTCACGGTCACGCCACGGCTTGTCATGCTCGTACTCCGAATATTCGCGCCAAGGGTCGCGTTCCATTACCACTCCCATCCTTTGTATCTCCGGTATTTCGGCATACACTCAATGTCCAATTTCGCCCTGCGTCTCTCAGCCCTATGCTTTGCAACCTTATCCCATTTGTGAGAGTGCTGGACAACCCCACGTTTGGAGTCAATGTCGTAGTCTAACCGCCGCTCAATCTGATCACCCAATCCGTATGCCATTTTTCATGACCTCGCTCATTTCCCGGCACCGGGAGGGGGTTTGAGACGCCCACCGGCTCATCAACATTTCCTTCGATGCCCGTTCAAAATCCCCCGCCGCCATCGCCCCCAACATCCGTCTGAATTTCAGGACACCCAAATATCCAAGCTGGAAAATCATCTCGACCAGGATTGCCTGTCGCTCACCGTTACAATTCTGGCGCACCTCATCAGGCAGATCCTCATACCGTGCAATTGCTTCTCCGACATCACGGCGAAGCATTATCTCTGCCTCTTGGGGGGTGATCCCATTCTTTTCGATACAGCGACCATACCCGATTGTCCAGAACCCAAGGGAGTCTTGGTACGGGTAAAGGCGCAGCCCTTCATGCTTTTTTATACTCTCAATAAGTGCGTCCATCACATCAACTTTTCCCAGCTTAACCGACAGGTAGTAACAGCATTGACTAGCTTCTTGCATGTTTCGTGCCTGACTGGCTTCTCCAACAAGTGGTCGAACCCCTGCCGCCGTAAATAATTGATTGAATAGTCCTCCTCATAGAAACCGCTCATCGCCACCACGATGGTCAGGGGTGCAAGGTTTTTTACTTCTTCACATATTGCTACACCCGTTGTTCCCCCCAACCGCAGGTCTGTTAATACCAATGGCGGTTGGACTTTCCTGAACAGTGTGAGTGCGTCCTCGGCGTTTTTAGCAGTGTAGACCTCCCAACCCAAATCAATAAAAACATGGCCTAACAGCGTTAAAACTCCCTCTTCGTCATCAACGATTAAAATGTCCTTGTTCATTAGAGTAGTCCCTTGAATAACAGAATCAGAATCGCAGCTATGCCAGGGACGGCCCCGGCGATTGTGTACCAGATACCAGATTTAACGTCTAATCGTGTGATTGACTTGTTGACACGCAGCTCACAAGCATGATGGATTTCATACAAGTCTTTTATCTGTGACTGTATTTCTTCCAGCGTTTTCGTGACGTAATACGCTTTTTCATTTTGAGTTGGCATGATTATTCCCCTTCAGGATATCCGGGACTCGCAGGAATTGTGATAGCAATAACCTTCGTCAGCACAGTATTAGTCGCAGAATGCGTTTGACCTGGGCATATCGTAAAAGACTCGCCAACCCCAACGACATGCGGTTTGCCTTCAACAATCAAAGTCAGTTCCCCCTCATACACCAGGACAAATTCCCGTTCTTCGTGACTGTGTTCCGGGAACTCGCTGTCAGGGGCAAACTTCGTCCGTGCCACACTCACACCTTCCTCAGCATGTAGTCCCCACGCCACGGCCATGCCTCGGACCATATCGTAGTCAACCACCTGACCTTCTCTCTTTGCGTGTTCGTCCAGGGTGGGGGAAGGCTTGTCAACCATTAATTTCAACTTCTCTAAACTCGGACTTGGAACAAAACCGGAAATCGGCACTACCCTTTGCGCCTCCATCTCATCACCTCCTATACCATCCCATTAATAATGATTAACGCCGCCAGAGCGAGGCCCGTGGCCATTAGCCTTATGATTACATCAGCGTCCATTACTCCCATCCATTCCGCCTAATCATGTCGTAGATTAATTCTACGAGCTTCTTAAAGGTTGTTCTGCTACTAGCAATATTTGTCCAGTTCTCGTTGATGTAAGTATTCAACTGAGCCTTGGTCTTGCTAGTTAAAATATTCGCTTTTAAGTCACTCTTTGCAGTTTCTTTTACCTGATGCTTTACTGGATCATATGTATGTGCCATTTTCTATACCTCCGGCCAGTCAGGAGTTACCGCGAGAGCTTCGTCTAGAGTCTCTGCGTCTGTTACTAAATCCTCACAGCGATTCGACTCTGTGATTACAAGGGCTATATACGCTGTCATTGCGTCACCTGTGGCGGAAGGGTACAAACCATTAGCACAGTTGTTTTGGAACCACTGCGGATATCCTGCAACGTCCTCGATCTGAGTCTTGGCCCCTGCCCTGACTGACTCCAGCTTGCGTGTCCGTTGGTCGCCTGTGTAGTCGTGGGAGTCGGTGAAT